ATTCGGAAATATTTCTTACCTATTTTGAGGGTCATTATGATGAATCCTTTGAAATCTGAGTGTGCTGTTGGCATAAATTGTCATGGTCCTGAATGGGATCAATTTTACAATCATGTCATGAAATTTGGATCGCAAAGGATCTTTGGTGGTGATTACGGAAAATACGATCAAAAGATTCCTGCACAGTTGATTATTGCATCGTTGAGAATTCTCATCGATTGCGCTGCTGAGTGCGTCGGCTATACAGCTGAGGATCTACGTGTTATGGAAGCGATGGTGGGTGATATTGCTTATTCACTCATTGCTTTCAACGGAGATTTGATAGGTTTGACGGAAGGTACACACATTAGTGGAAATTCGTTAACAGTTGTAATTAATGGTATTTGTGGAAGTTTAAACATGCGTGCATTCTTTTACACCATGTATCCAGAAGATTTACCATTTGCCGATTGTGCTGCAATGATGACGTACGGTGATGACAATATTGGCACCGTTAAAGAAGGTTTTGAAAAATTCAACATTAAGGATTATTCTGAGTTTTTGGCTAAGTATGGACAGATTTATACTATGCCAGACAAAGAGTCTGAGTTGAAGCCTTTTATTGACGAGAAAGATTTTGAATTTTTGAAAAGAAAGAACGTGTTTCACGAAGCGCTCAATTGCAATATTGGGGCTTTAGTGGACGATTCTTGTTTTAAAATGTTGCATTGTTACTTACGTCCGAAAGGAACTCCGCTGTCTAAAGAGGAAGCTTGTGCTTTGAATATTTGTACAGCTGCGCGTGAATGGTTCAATCATGGACCTAGCGTATATGAGATGCGGAGAAAACAGATGATTGAAATAGCTGAAAAACATGGGTTGATGCATATGTGTGAAACATTGCATCAAACTTATGAAGATATGGCTGCGGATTGGAAGTTGGCATATGCCTAACTCAGGCGATAAACGAGTGGCAGTTTTAAATCTGAGCCAAGCAAAATTAACTCGTGTATACAGGTTACGGTGAGTGAATTGTAGTTTGTCGATCTACATGCTCATACGCGTTGCACGTTTATAAAATTTGACAAGCCGAATGGTAATAGACGTACGTCATTACGGTTGTAAATAAATCGTCTGGTCAATGTTTAAAATATTGTACATTTAATTCATCTGTTGAGGTTAGCAGGGATTCCGAAAACCCTGAAGAGGCGGATGCCTCGCAATTTAGACATCAAACAAGTTCAATGGAAACTCAAGATGATCCGCATTGGAAGTCTTTTGAAACTTATATTCGAGAGATTGCGGAATTGCGTCAATTAGTTATAGATATAGAGAGACGTAATAATGAGTTGGAACGAATAGCTGGTTCATCATCACCAGTTGATGTCGCACATTTCCCACCACAAAGCGGAGAGGAATTGGATTCCATTCGCAAGAGGTATGAGGAATATGATAGAGTGACGTATGAAGAAGTGTTACTCATAATTGATGATGAAAAGTTGCGTAGGTCGCTTGTACCACAGAGTGGGAGAGAAACTAAAACGCCTGGATTGGGCATTACTCAGCCTAATGATGGTAAAAGGAAGTTTCGTACTCGATTGTACAAAGAAGCGTATGAGCGATTTCAAATAATACGCGACAAGAAAGCAGCAGCTTTGGAAAAGATAAATGAAACAGAAGAGCTAAACCCACAGAGTGGTGTTGAAGGAGTTTCAGTTTCAAAGACGATGCCTATGTCAAAATACACTACAATGAATTTTGATGACGAAACAACAAGTCACCATTATGTAGTGGATTCGGAATTTGACAACACAAGGTATTTGAGAGATAAAGAGGATGCAAATTTGGATGACTTTTTCAGGCGTCCAGTTCGACTTGCAACTTACTTTTGGTCTCCGAGTATTTCATTGTCTGCCACTTTTAACCCGTGGTCGTTCTTTTTGCAGAATCCAAGGGTGGCCAATAGACTCTCCAATTACAAATTGTTGAGAGGAAAATTGAGAATTAAAGTTGTCATAAATGGTAATGGGTTTTATTATGGACGATTATTAGTCGCATACAATCCAGTTCCTGGGTGGGACGATTTGTCCACTCATACTAGTTTGTTTCGTACTGATTTGGTTCAAACAACTCAATTGCCACATTTGTATATAGATCCGACAACTTCTCAGGGAGGAGAGATGACATTGCCATTCTTTTGGTATGAAGATTATGTTGATATTTCGACTTCCGATTGGTCTGAGTTGGGCGAATTGTATTTGCGGGTTTTGAACCCGCTTAAACACGCAAATGGAGCGAATACACCACTCAACATTACAATTTTTGGTTGGATGGAAGATATTGAGTTTTCCGTTCCAACTGCCAGGAACATGTCCACTCTTAATCCTCAATCTGGTAAGGAGATTGATGAGGCAAATGAGAAGGGAATTATTTCTGGACCTGCCAGTGTCGTGTCGAAAATGGCTAAAGTGGCATCGGGTATTGGAGCTATTGCTCCATATGCGATGGCCACAGCTAAAGCTGCTGATGTGATAGGGGGAATGGCCAAATTGTTTGGCTATTGCGCGCCTCCAATTACAAAAGCTCCAGAGCCTTTAAGACCTCAACCAACCAGTAGTTTGGCAATAACCAATGTGCCACAAACTGTGCAAAGGTTGACACTGGATGAAAAGCAGGAGCTTTCCATTGATCCAAGAATAGCAGGTTTATCGGGTGATGATCCGATGAATATACGCGATATAGCTAAGAGAGAGGCGTATTATACAACTTTCAATTACACTGTTGCCCAAGCTGCCGATGATATTATTTTTCAGATGGCAGTTTCTCCATCAGTATGGAGAAATTTTGTTGGGGCTAATGGTGCTCAAGGTTTTATGTTTCCACCTTGCGCTGTAGCGGCATTACCATTTAGGTATTGGACAGGAACTATGAGGTATCGATTTCAAATTGTTTCTTCGTCTTTTCACAAAGGACGATTGAGAATAGGATTTGATCCTTCCACAGTTCCATCTAGTCCTGAATATAATGTCAATTATCAGCGTATAGTGGATATATCTAAAGACCGAGATGTTACAATTGAAGTTGGACCTGCACAAACAACTGCATTAATGGAAAATTTCCAGCATTCACTTGGAGACAATGATACATCTATGTTCTCCACGAGTGGAACTCCTCTTACTTTTAACCCTGGAAATGGATTTATATTTGTTTCTGTTCTGAATGAACTCACTGTTCCTAATAGTGAGATAGATAATGATATAGAAATAAATGTTTTCGTTTCTGCAGGGGATGATTTTGAGGTTTTTGTTCCAACTTCCAGTGAAATTGTTGGCTTGGCTTATTTTGATCAAGCAACATCACAGAGTGGAATAGAACCTCAATCTGGAGTAGAGGAAGCACCTAATGCCATAGCATCAGAAAATGACAACGCTCCATTTTCAACAAATGTAGAGCGAATGGGTACGAATGAGCAAGTGTTGACAGATGTAAACAAAGTATTTGCAGGAGAGTCAATTGCATCATTTCGACCTTTGTTAAAAAGAGCTATGTTGCACGAGTCTTTAGAGTATACTAATGGTCAACGGATTTCATCTTATATTAGATGTTATTTTCCGAAGTTACAAGGGTATTCTCCTGATGCTCAAGGTGCAAACGGGTATAATTACGTACCAACCAACTTGTTACATTGGGTAAGATATGCATTTTCAGGGCATAGAGGTAGTATTCGATGGAAAGTAGTTCCGAATAACACATCAAACATTGCTACAGCTACAATTTACGCACATAGATTGTGGCCTACTGGAACGCAGGAAGCGACTGATTCTGCAATTTCTTCATATGGAGATCAAGACGTTAATGGTTTGAAAAACATTATTACTCCTTTGATATTAGAAGAAGGAGATGGTGGTGTTGCATCATGGGATGGACTTGCTTACACTCAACAGTCTGTCAATCCCACACTTGAAGTCGAGATTCCATATTACTCAAAATACAGGTTTTCACCGGGTAAAGATGCTCGTCAATCTAGCTTTACCCCTTTTGATCCTTCATTTAGGTGGAGAATATCAAGTTCATCCAATCAACCTGGTTCATTCGATACTTATTGTAGTATTGGTGAAGATTTTCAAGTCTATTTTTGGACTGGATTACCACGAATGTTCAAAGTTGATCCACCTGCTGTAGGACCTTAAGATTGATACTTTAGCAAAGTATAAATGCTAGTGTACTGTGACCGTACACGGGGCCTAAACAATGGCCAACTGGTCGCGCCGAATATTAGTTCGATTCCCGAATTTTTACCTGGCGTTGCCAGGGTTTTTCACGGAGTCACAACTTTTAATAGCACGACCATTTGTATAGTATTCATGTGGCC